AGTGGCACAAAAATAAAAGCTCAGTTTAAATTTGGATCAGGAGCTAATGAATCTTTTGATCACTATATACCTGATGATGGTATTAAATTTAACACTGGCGCTTATGTTGCATTAACAAATTGTGATCATTTTGTAGCATATTATACAGGGTAAGGGGGCTAGCTAAATGGCAACTTCCGGCACAAACGTTTTTGAAAACACGTTTTTTATTGATGAAATTTTTGAAGAGGCTTACGAACGCGTAGGGCTTAAAGAAATAACAGGTTATCACTTAACATCAGGCAGACGTTCTTTAAACATAATGTTTCAAGAGTGGGCAAACAGAGGTCTTCACTATTGGGAAATAGGTGAAACCAATATTGATTTAATTGAAGGCCAAGCAGAATATAAATTTTTTAGAAGTTCAGCAGATGGTACTAGCGCAACTACGGTTGCTCCAGCTAGTGTTTTTGGTGTTGAAGATATTCTAGAAGTTACATACAGAACAAACAGAACACAAACTACACAATCTGATTCAGCAATGAATAAAATTGATCGTTCTGCGTATTCTGCTTTAGCTAATAAATTATCTAAAGGTACGCCTAATCAATATTATGTTAGAAGGTTTTCAACTTATACAAGTATAACTTTTTACCCTACACCTGATTCTACAGCAGCATCAAGAGACGCACATATTTATTTTGTAAAAAGAATACAAGACGCCGGGGCTTACACTAACACCGTAGATGTACCTCATCGTTTTGTACCATGTATGGTATCTGGGCTTGCTTATTATTTATCACAAAAATATGCACCTGACAGAATACAAAATTTAAAACTGTTGTACGAAGATGAATTAGTTAGAGCTTTAACAGAAGACGGTTCTTCTACAAGTACATACATAACACCAAGGGCTTATTATCCAGATGTCTAATTTTGCAAGAGGTAAAAACGCGCTAGCTATTTCTGACCGAAGTGGTGTTGCATTTCCATACAAAGAAATGAGAACAGAATGGAATGGTTCTTTTGTACATTTTTCTGAGTATGAAAATAAACACCCACAACTAGAACCAAGAGCTCGTACTAGTGATCCCCAAGGATTACAAAACGCAAGACCAGCAAGAACTGAAAACCCTTCATTAAGATTATTAGAATTAAATCCTTTTGAAACTAGAACATCAGGGTCTAGTGATATTAATGTACGCGAAACAGGACACGGAAGAACAGCTGGAGACACCGTAAGATTTTATGGACCAGCTACAACTGGAACAGGAACAAGCCCACCAACTAATACAACTACGCTTGTTAGAAGTTATGGAGTACCATTAAGTTTTGATGGTGTTACTGGTGCAAACATTGGTCGCGCTGCAGGTTACACTATTACGTTAGGTAAAAAAGATTCAAGTGGAAACATAGTTAGTGATACAACAACAGACTTTTATCATTTTACTGTTGCGACAAACACTGCTACAACTGGAGGTATACAAGGTGGAGGTGATTTAATCTCATCGGGCCCTGTTACATTATCAAGTTAGGATTATTATGGCATTTACATTAGCAACACTTAGAACAGCGATTAGAGATTATACCGAAGTAGGCAGCACTGTACTAACTGATAGTATTCTTAATACAATTATAATTAATGCTGAAAATAGAATATTTAGAACAGTAGATGCAGATGCTAATAAGTTTTATGCAACGTCAGAAACGGTAATTGGAATTAGATATATAACAGTGCCTACCGGCACGCGGATTATTAGGTCAGTACAAATTACAGACCCAACTACATCAGATCAGGTTTATTTAAAACAAGTTGATCAATCTTTTTTAGCTGAATATCACCCAGACTATGATAATGCTAGTGATCGAGGTTTACCAAAATACTACGCACATTGGGACGAAGATAATTGGGTAGTAGCACCAACACCAGATGCTGCTTATGTATTAACTATGGCTTACATAAAGCACCCTGTAACTATTACTACAACAGAAGGAACAAGCACTGATATTTCTACTTATGTGCCTGATTTACTATTATATGCATGTTTGGTTGAGACCTTTAAATACTTGAAAGGTCCTGAAAATATGTTACAACAATATGAGGCTTCTTACCAAGAAGCAATTCAAACGTACGCGGCACAGCAACAAGGCCGTAGACGCAGGGACGAATACAGAGATGGTGCACTACGTATCCCTATTCAATCACCATCACCATAAATTACTAAGGAGATTAAAAAATGGCAAATATAATACCAACAGCATTTAAATCAGAACTTTTATCTGGTACGCATAATTTTGCAAACGGTGGTAATAGCTTTAAATTAGCTTTGTATACCTCTAATCCATACAGTGCTTCGTCTACAACTTATTCTACTTCTAACGAAGTTAGTTCAAGTGGTACAAGTTATTCAGCAGGCGGACAAACATTAGATAGTCAAGCTGTAGCCACTACAAGTACAACAGCTCATGTTGATTTTGCAGATGAAACTTTTTCATCAGTAACTTTAACAGCAGCGTTTGCGGCTATATATAATGACACGAACAGTGATAAGCTTTGTTTAGTATTAGATTTTGGTGGAAATAAAACTGCAACTAACGGCGACTTCGTAGTTCAGTTTCCAACTGCTGATGCTACAGATGCTATCATTAGAATAGCGTAAGGATAAGTTTATATGGCTTTAGTCTTAAATGACAGAGTAAGAGAAACTAGTACAACTACTAGCACAGGTGCAATGGCACTTGGCGGTGCAGTTGTTGGGTTTCAAACTTTTGCTGCAGGTATTGGTAATTCCAATACTTGTTATTATGCTATTAGTTTACGTGGCGGTGCTGAATTTGAAACTGGTCTTGGCACACTAAATAGTGACAGTTCTGAGCTAACTCGTACAACAGTATTCCAAAGTTCTAACAGTGATAATGCAGTTAGTTTTTCTGCAGGTACTAAAGATGTTTTTGTAACACTGCCTGCTAGTAAAGCAGTATTTGAAGATGCCACTACAAACAATGTAACAGTACCAGCGGACATTACTGTTACTGATGATTTATTTGTTTTGGGCGGTGTTATTGATCTTAAAAATACCGGCACAGCTTCGCAAATGTTATTTTATTGTGAGTCAAGTAATGCTCACGCACAAACGCTACAAGCGGCACCACACTCTCAATCTGCGAGTAATACTTTATTATTACCTGCAGGTAGCAACTCAACATTAGTTTCTGAATCGTATACACAAACATTAACTAATAAAACATTAACTACACCAACACTAACAACACCAATTGCAAATGCAGGTATTCAATTAAAGAATGGTGCTACTAGTGCTGGGTTTTTAGAATTTTTTGAAGACAGCGACAATGGCACGAATAAGCTAACTTTAATTGGTCCAGCATCAACAGCAGATGTAACACTAACACTACCTTCAGCAACAGACACATTAGCTGGTATAGCAGCAACACAAACAATAACTAATAAATCTATAGACTCTGATAACAACACAATTACTAATTTAGTTAACGCTGATATTAAATCTAGTGCTGCAATTGCCTTTAGTAAAATGGCAGATTTGACAGCATCAAGAGCCCTGGTTTCTGACGGCAGTGGTGACGTTTCGGTAAGTGCCGTAACTAGCACAGAAGTTGGATATCTAGATGGCGTAACATCAGCTATTCAGACACAAATAGATACTAAAACAACAGCAGGATTCGCAGTTGCGATGGCGATCGCTCTGTGATATAAGGAGATATTATGGCACAAGATTTTGAATCAACCGGTATAGTAATTACAAACTCTGAAACTAACCTATTAACGGCTAACTCAGACGATGCAATTGTAGGACTTAGACTAGCAAATGTTCTAACAACTACAGTTACTATTGATGTTTATATTGACTTAAATGGAGCAGGCACAGATTTTTATATTATAAAAGGTGCGTCTATTCCTGCAGGCGGTAGCATTGAATTGATACAAGGTGGTTCTAAAATAGTTTTAAACGATACCGATGTTGTTCGTGCTCTTTGTGGCACAGCTAACGGAGTACACGCTTGGATCAGTAGGGTTGATGCAATAAGCACATAGGAGGATATATGGCTGAACAAAATAATCTTTTATATATCGGTCAAGATCCTGCTAAAGACGGTATCTGGACCCATCAAGAAACAATTGATAATAATATTGAAATAGATTCTGCAGTTCTTGCAGGACCTGTAACCTTTAATGGTATATGTAAAGTTAACGGAGTATTGGTAGTAGTATGAGTGTAGAAATAGATGGCGTAAATAAGATTATTAAGACCGATACAATTTCAGAAGCTACAAGTGCCAATGGTGTAGCCGTTGATGGTGTAACATTAAAAGATAATAAAGTTACTGCCAATGGAGGTCTTGTTGCAGACAATATTACAATAGATGGCACAGAAATAGATTTAAGTTCTGGTGATTTAACATTAGACGCTGCTGGTAGAATAGATTTAAGTGCTGATGATAATGGTGAAGTTAGATTATTTGATGGTTCTTTACATTATGGACAATTCAAAGAAGACAGTAATGTTTTTATTATACAAAATGTAATTCAAGACGCTGATGTACATATTCAAGGAAATGATAATGGTTCTGTTGTTAATGCAGTTATCTTTGATATGTCAGATGCTGGTAAAGCTACACTTAATGGTGGTTTAAGTATTGCCGCAAATGATATTACTGCTCCAGCTGCAACAATATACCATGATTCATCTAACCGTTTAAGAACAGTTATGGGAACGGCTGGTTTGTTAATTATGGAAGACGGCAATTCAACTACACACATGAAAATAGATGCAAATGGT